GTGGCACAAGGTCCTCGCTCGGGCAACACCGGCACACCTGCCAAACGTTCACAGTTCCAGGCCGCCAAGAGCGACACCGGCAGTGAACGCAGTGAATTGGCCCGCTTTGTGATGGATGCCTTGGCCGGACGTGGCGCAGGCATGCAAGGCCGGATTGACAAGACCGTGGAGCCCTTGAGCGCAGACCGTGGTCCCAAACGCAATCCCACAGCCGGCGGCACGCATTATAAAATGACTGGCCGCAAGTAACCAGTTGTAATCACACAGACTGTCAGGGGATGGTCTGTGTTTGTAGTATAGCATAGTATCGAAAGGAAAAGAAATGAAAAAGAATGCTCCCACCCCCACGCCCAGTCCCTGGGATGATGTGCCAGCTGAACCCACCGCACCCGCAGACGCCCAGCCACAAAGCAAACAGCAAGTCATAGCCAACTCAGCCCTGCCAGCCGCAGAGTTTGACATGGAAGGTCTCATGACAGACTTTCCAACGGCCAAAGAACTGGAACGCTTTGTGTATGACCAAACAGGTCGTGTGTTGAATCTCAAAGGCCGTGCCAACAAGTTAAAATACCAAGTGGCCATGGATGTGCTCAACGGCCGGGAAGTGGATGCCACATTTGTGGGCGGCGACAATCCCTACATTGAACGCAGTGACATGGTGCCAGTGGAAGATCTCAAAGCCACACCAGAACGTGATGAGACCTTGCCAGATCACAGCCATATCCAGAATCAGTTTGTATCAAGACTGGTGCCACATCCCGATCAAGACATGCGCAGCACAGGCCGCCGGGTAGACTGTGTGTTCCGCAAATACAAGAACGGCATGATCAGCTATGAAGTGCTGGGTCCCATTGACCAAAGACCCGAAGGTGAAAAGATGGACAAGTTTGGACGCATGCGACCCGAAATCATACGCTGGATTGATCCTCGGACTGGTGAGCAGGTCATGGTGCGGCAGGATGGCACCTTGAGCCCCATGGGTCGTAATCTGCGTGCCATGATGCAACGACAGAAATTCAACGACAGCAACTTCTGGGACGTGTTTGTGGATCGCGAATTCGCTGACATGGCCGGTGGTGAATTGACCAATCCTTGGGATGTCAAAGAATGAATCCCAATGACAACCGCCCCATAGACTGGCGTGAGCAGGTCATAGCCACAGCCCGAGAACAAGCAGATGAGCGCCGTTATCAAGAAACCTTGATAGCCCAAAAGGTTGGTGCCGCACACCGTGCGGCCTTTGCAGAAAAGTTTCCTGGACAGATCGAACACTGTATGAGATTGATCGCTGAACGGCTACAGCACGGCCTGCGCAAGGATGCTGAAGTTGGCCTCAGCGATTGCAGTGCCAAGGACCTGAGCTGGGCCTTGCTCAATCTCTACAAGATACACCAACAACTCAAGGACTAACATGTGGCAAATACTCAATGGCAACAACGTGGATGTTCTACGGCAGTTTCCTGACAACCATTTTGATAGCATAGTCACAGATCCGCCTTACGGCATAGACTTCCTGGGCAAAGCATGGGACGCCAACACCGGTGCGTTAGAGACCTACCAAGAGTGCCTGCGTGTGCTGAAACCAGGCGGACACATCCTGGCCTTTTCAGCGGCTCGCACTTACCATCACCTTGCTGTCACACTGGAACAAGCAGGCTTTGAGATCCGTGATCAGATCATGTGGATCTACTCATCAGGCTTCCCCAAGAGTCAAGACATTGGCAAGAGCATTGATCGTGCCGCTGGCAAAAAGAATAATCTTAAACGCCACGACAGTCCTAACAAAGACAACAACGGATTGGATGTGGGCAGTGGAGTAAAATGTCCTAAGTGTCATAAAGACAGTGCCGCTCGTTATAACTGTAAAGAAGATGAATGCGGAATGATCTATAAAGCACAGACACCAGAAGCAGAACAGTGGTTAGGTTGGGGCACAGCATTAAAGCCAGCACACGAACCTATTGTGTTGGCCCGCAAGCCTATCAAACTCAGCATAGCCCGGAACTGCCAGCAATGGGGTGTGGGTGCCCTAAACATTGATGCCACCCGTGTGCCGTATGAGAGTGAGGATGACTACGACACTTACATCAATAACCTAAAAGGCCCAATGGAACGAAGCACAGCCAAGGATGGTGATGGTCTTGGTATGTTTGAAGGTAAGACTGGTTTTAAGGCACAAAAAGGTAAAGTAGTAAAATCTACCAAACCCAAGATTGGCACAATGGGCAAAGCACCACCTAACCTAAATGCCATTGGCACACCCAGTGAGATTGAGACCAGTGATGAGCCTTGGATACCCAGCAACCTAGGACGTTTCCCCAGCAATGTCATAGGTGAGATCTTGCAAGCAGACTACCAAAAGTATTTCTACTGTCCCAAGGTCAGCCGTGCGGAACGGCATGTTGGATTTGATGATGTGCCAGATCCATTAGCCAACTATGCCCAGGGTGATGTCAAGAATCATCCCCTATGGGATCCCAGCATTGGCACCAATGTTCAGAGACTCAAGCACAAGATACTAGAACACAACAAGACCCTGGGACAAGCACATCAAGTTCAAGGTGCTGTGGGCAACAATCACCCCACTGTCAAGCCCATTGAACTCATGAAGTATCTGATCAAACTAATCACACCGCCTGGCGGACATGTGCTGGATCCGTTCAACGGTTCAGGATCAACTGGCTGTGCCGCTGTGGAACTGGACTATGACTACACTGGCATTGAACTGGATCCTGCTTATGTGGCCATAGCACAACGACGCATCCAAGCCTGGCATGAGGCCACACACCCAAACATCTTTGCGGAATTGTTTGAGTGACCTATCGCCTCTACCAACAGGATTGTTTGGATTGGATGGCCACACAGCCAGACGCCACAGTGGATGTGGTTGTCAGCAGTCCGCCCTACAATCGCGGCATAGCCTACAACACCTATCAAGACCGTAGGACAGACTACTTGACCTGGCAACGGGAAGTCTGGACCCAAACCTGTCGCATACTCAAACCCACAGGCCATTTGTTCTTGAACATTGCTGGCAGTGCAAAAGATCCGTTTCTTGCCACAGATGTGGCCAGGACGGTTCCATGGCGTGTTCAGAACCATATTGTGTGGGCCAAGGCTGTGGAGTTCAAAGGCCACATATACGGTCGCTCAACTGTGAATGTCCGTGCTCAATATAGATTGCCAAACGGACACGAAACCATTTGGCATTTTACCCAAAAAGGGTCTACACCCATTGACATTGAGGCCAGTAGCGTGCCATATCGTCCTGAGTTTGCAGAAGACAATTTTGAACGCACAGGACGCAGGACCCGCCCTACCACTACCTGTTGGCACATACCATATGAAACCACAGGTTATATGGGAGTCAGCAGTCTGTCGCTCAAAGGCGACAAAACTCACCCTGCCATATTCCCAAGAGAATTGGTTCGTCATTGTTTAAGGATGGCGGGTAACAGTCACAGTGACTGTTACACAGTGTTTGATCCATTTGCCGGCACCGGCACCACCATGGTTGTGGCCAAAGAGTTTGGAATGGACAGCATTGGCACAGAGATTGATGAGGATTATGTTGCCTTGATACACCAAAGGATGCAATAATGTTGGACCAATCAGTGCTCATGCGGCGAGCCCTGCGCTGGAGCTGTGAACAGCACAGCGTGGGCATAGACAACATCAATCAACTGCCCACAGAAGCACTAAACCGGCTACAAGACCTGACCATCTCTGTGGCCGAAGACATGCGCTACAACCAACTCAAATACTTCAGACCGTTTGATCATCAGCGTGCTTTCTTTGAAACTGGTCAATCTGATCGTAGAGGCATACTGGCCGCAAACCGTATTGGCAAAACAGTAAGCACTTGTTATGAAACAGCCATGCATCTCACTGGCCAGTATCCGCCTTGGTGGACGGGACACAGATTTGACAGTGCCATCACAGCCATGGTCGCAGGTGAAGGCTGGAGCCAGGTGGCCATGGTCCTGCAGAATGAACTGTTGGGCACACAGGATGTCAAAATCTCTGAAAATCTGGGCACAGGTGCCATACCCCGAGATTGCTTGGTAACGGAAACCATGAGAGGCGACGGTGCCAATTGCATGGGCATTGAAGTCAGGCACAAGAGCGGTGGCAAAAGCTACCTGGTGTTTGCCAACTACACCCAGGAAGTGCGACAGATGCAGGGTTTCAAACTGAACCTGGCAGTGTTTGATGAGCAACCACCTGACGATTTCTTCTCAGAGATTGTGACCAGAACCGCAACCACACAAGGAAAGATTCTATGTTCATTTACACCACTCAAAGGACTCAATGGCTTGGTCTCCAAGTTCTGGAATCGTGAAGAGGGTTATGATTTCATCCGAGTGGCCTGGGATGATGTTCCTGAATACGACCCATGGGGCGAACCGTTCCTGCTAAACAGCACCAGAGCACAATTGGAACGCGATTACTTGCCGCACGAGCGAGAGGCCCGTATCGCTGGCAGACCCGTCATGGGTCAAGGTGCAGTGTTCCAAATACGTTCATGGCCCACTTACAAGACTGGCGACTACAACTTCAGAGAAATCGCCAACATACAGCGTGTGATTGCACTAGATCTGGGCCTGGTCACGGACAAAACTGTTATCACCTTGATGTATTGGCATCCACACGAGCGTGAAGCTTGGCTGCATCGCCAGATCTGTGTGACGGGCCTGGAAGAAGCCAACCCTACCAACTACATCAATCATTTACTACGACCTGAAGTGTTTGGCACGCCCATTGTGTTGCCTGCAGATGCTGGCACAGCAGGCCGCTACACCATGAGTGCTCTCAGCATAAGAGAACTGTTTGAACAGTATGAACTCAATGTGGTTGACAAGCCCATAATGAATCCACCTGATGCACAAGGACGGGTGACCAATCACAAGGCCTACGGCATCAATGTCATGCGGCAGTGGTTGGAAAGCGGTGTGTTGCACATCAACGAAAACTGCGTGGACTTCCTGCGTGAAGCACAGAACTACTATGTGGATCCACAGGGGCGATTCAGTGATCCCGACGACTGCATTGACAGCTGTAGATACGCTGTCATGGCCTGCTTGCAGGGCATAGCCGAACCCTGGGACAACAGGACACCCAGAGAACGCATGGCCGCACAGCGTGACCGATACATCACACGCACACAGCCACAGAGTGCGTTGAAACGCACATATGATCCCGGCCAATAACACACCCACACTAAATACAAGATGAGGATCCTGGCACAATGCTGAACATCAAACACAAAGTCTTACGCAATCTCAATACCACAAATCCCTTGCTGGATAGGTTTGTGCGGCTCAAGGGCCAACTGGACATCAAGTGTGCGGCCTATCTGCGCTACTTGGGCACCAAAAATGCTGTGAATCGTGCGTCGGACTATCACTATCTTTGCCTGGCCGTGAACGAAAGCACAGCACCAGTCAACGGCATAGATTACATACACCCAGTGGTCAAGCCCTGTGTGGACTATGTGACCGCGGTCATAGCCAAGGGCCTGGCGCCCAACGGCGAAATCAACTTTGAATTTGTGCCCGACACCGAAGCCGATGATGTGGCTGCACGTCAGGCCACCAACATGGTTAGCCGTGTGCTTAACGAACAAAACGATCCGCATTTTATCCTGCAACGCTGGATCATGGATGCTTGCATGCACAAGAACGGCATGCTCATGGTCCTGCCACGACGCGAACAGATCATCCGCTATGTGGAAACCACAGGCACCCTGGATCAATTGCAGGCCTTTGAACGCCAGGCCGAAGAAGCTGGACTCACGGTGTTGCGCCAAAGCCGCAGAAAATCTCGTGTGGACCTGGCGGCAGCACAACAAGAGATACAACAAAACATGGCCCAGATGGGCCTGGACCTGGAACAGGCCAGCATAGACAGTGAATTGGAATTGGCCGGACAGACCGATGTCATGCCCGAAGATGAAATCTTCATGCAAGACAGCCTGAGCCAGGCTGAATTGGCCGGCGAACAAGGCATAGTGGCCGATGCCATAGCACGCAACACCATTTACACAGCCAAATACAAATTGACCGGGCAGAACCTGCAGATCAAGTTCCGCAACATAGCACAGCACTACTGGATCTGTGATCCCACCATACAAGAAATGAAGGATCAACAGTTCTGTGGCTACTATGATCCCATGAGCATACAAGAAGCCGTGGCCCTGTATCCAGACATACAAGACAACCTGGATGAGTTCATGGAGTTTGCTGAATACAACCAGAACGGTGCTTACCAAGCCGGTAGTGTGCTCAACAACTTGGCCATACATGCCCGAGACTCTGTGCCTGTGATGGGCATACCTGTTGAATCAGGTGTGGGCCAAGATCCCTTGGCACGACAGATCACTGTGCTCACGGTTTGGAACCGCAGCGACATCGACGGCGACGGCGAATTAGAACTGGTAGAAATAGTGTATAGTGGACAATACATCATCAGTGCCAAGGAAGTGGAGTTCATTCCTGTGGCCAACATGTGTCCCAAACCCTTGCCCGGCAACTTCTACGGCATGAGCATTGCTGAAAGTGTGGTGCCCATGCAAGAATATGCCACTTCGGGCCACAGAGCCGAACTGCTGTTGGGCCTGCTGACAGCAACACCCAGATTGGGTGTCAAACCCGACAAGGTTGACTTTGAAATGCTACAGGATGGTGAAGCAGCCATATTCATCCTGGATCCCAAGTTTGATCCACAAACAGACATATACCCCATGCCTCCTCCGGGCGGCAACATTGGCTTCATGGACAATGCCATGAACCGTTTGCAACAGGACACACAGGCCATCATAGGCATGACACAGCCCACAGATGTGTTCAATCCCGAAGTCATGGCCGCAGGCAATTCAGGTGCCAAGCTACAGATGGCACTCACACCCAACCAGATCATACAGGACAATGCTGTGCGCAATGCCGCCGACGGACTCAAAGAAGCCATTTGGCTGGTCTGGCGCACACTCATACAATACGGCGACGACTACGGTGTGAAAAAACTGGCACAGATGTTCCATCCAGATCAGCAACCAGTGTTTTTAGACTATGCGGCCTGGGATGACATGAACTTCTGTGACCGCAAACTCATGCACTTGGAACTGGCCCTGGGCATGGCCAGCGAAGAAAATCAGTTGCAACGCCAACAAATCATAAATCAAACACAGCAACAGCTCTACACACAGGTCACAGCCATGGTTGGGGCCGGCACCATGACACCAGAAATGTATAAGAAGATCAAGAAACCCTTTGAAGATACCCTGTATGTGCTGGGCATCAAGGATGTCAACACTTATTTGCCCACCGATGAGGAAATAATGACCATGATCACCCAGGCACAAGAAGCGGCCAAGAACCGTGAACCCGATCCTGCAGCCAAGAAAGACCTGTCAACCGCTGAACTCAATGCAGCCAAGACAGCTCAGATACAGGCCGAGATTGCCGGTGAAGATCCCAAGAGCCAGCTCAGCTACATGAGCATGGCACAAGGCAAGGGCAAGGACTTTTACAACTGATGCTGACACCTGAAGCCATAGAAGCATTCAACAGCCGACTCACAGTGAACTTGAACACCATCAAGGACATGCCTGTGAGCCAGTTGGACCGTGTGAAAGCACACGGCAGCACAGCAGAAGCCCTGCTGAAGAACAGAGATTTTGCGCTGTTTGTGCATCAATACAAGTTTGAGGTCCTGGACTCGTTGAGCGCAATACAGACACACACCCCCGATGACAATGCTCGCCGCGTGGCTTTGAGCAATCAGTTGGCCGGTGTGGACAGTTTTGTAGCATCGCTCCAGCGAGCGGTGTATATGAAAAATCGTGTGGTAACTCTACAACAAGAGCCCGCATCTAAACTTGAAAAGGAAACACCATGACAGACATGCTCATGCCTAATGCCCCCGATGGCACGGCCACTGACACAAATGCGGTCCCCAGTTTTGATTCAATAGCCGCGAAAATGGACGCTATGAGACAACAGACTCTGCGTAACCAGATCCGCACTACAGAACAGACCGAGACAGGTGAAACAGCCGAGGCAGTGGCCGAATCCCCTGTGGCACCAGATGGCGAAAGCCAGCCAGAAGTCGCAGAACCCGACACACAACTAGCAGATGCAGCCGTGGAGGCTGTGGCCCCAGAAGATGAAAATCTTGAGGTAACCGCAGACGACACCACGAACAGCTCAGATGACGAACTGATTGATTTCATAGATTTTGCTGAAACCAATCCCCGAGCCAAATTCAAATTCATGAAGAACGGCAAGGAAATGATCATTGATGCCAAGCGAGCAGCCGCTATCCTGGGTCAAGGTGGAGCGATACACGAAGAAGCACGACAGTTGAAAATTGAACGCAGTGAATTTGATGAATATCTCAAAGAAACTCGTGCCAGACAAGAAGGATTGGTCTTGGCCATGGAGTTCACTGTGGAACCACGCCTGCAACAGGCCTACGACGAAATAGTCCGCACCCAAGGATACCAAACCACGTTCCAACAGCAGTTGGCACGGGCCACAGATCCTGCCGAACAAGCCAGAATTCGAGCCAGCATGGACCAGAATGAACGCTATATCGCACAGGTGGGACAGACCCTACAGCAATTGAAACCTGCTGTGGACCAATTCCGTCAGATCCGCAGCCAACAGGTGCGTGAAGTTTTGGACAACAGCCGTAAGAGTTTCCGTGACAAGGAGTTGAAAAACGAATATGTGTTCAACGAATTGCGTGAAAAACTCTCCTCAGCATGGCCCGAAGCCCAGCGCGAAACCATACCCGGAGTCAAGAACATTGATTTGATCAGCAGTGATGAAACCTTGTTGAGTCTGGTGCGTGATGGTCTCAAATACAGGAATCGCCCGGTGACCCGTGCAAGCGGAACCAGCGCAGCTGTGTTGACCAACAAGAAAAACACAATACCCAACAATCGTGCTCAGGAAGACATCAACAAGCTTCGTGAACAAGCCAAGGGCGGCGACAAAAAAGCCGCAGACAACCTGTTGGTAGCCCAACTAAGTAAACTTAGAGCGGCCCGGACAGGACGTTGATTTAGCCTACTAATATTCAAGGAGAATAACATGGCAGAAATTACAACAAGTCAAATTGGTAACGGCACAACCGCATATGGTGCGGACATCGTTGTCAAAGACTTAGACCTAGACGTGAGCAATCGCGTAAAAGATGATACACCTGTGTTGAACATGTGTATGACCAAGAAGCGCAAGGTAAATTCCACGCTTCCATTATGGACAGATGACATCTATCGTTTGCCAGAAGCACAAGCTGTCAAAGAAGGTGCTGCTGTTAGTTCAACCAACGCTGAAAGCAACAGCCGTTTCAACCTTGCAAACTACACGCAGATTTTCCAGACCACAGTGGCAGCCACAGGCACAGCTCGTGCTGTCATGCAGTCCGGTGGTGATCCACAAGCCTTAACAACACTTCATTAAGAAGAAGGGCCTTTCTATAGTAATATAGATCGAAGAATTCTGTGAAAACGGTGAAACTCTTAGCAAGTCAAGTTGAAGACAATACCGTGCCAAGCCTAGCAATAGGAAGGTGTAACGACTAGACCGCAAGGTCGTAGGATCAAGGGATCCGAAGTGCAGAAAATCCAGAAATGGATTATGAGATAGTCTACTCTGTATAGAAATATACAGCAGTCCGAAAGGACGGGGATTGGAAGACCGAACCAATTTCGAATTTTTAGGATCAAGAAGTGAAGCAATTAATCGAGCTAATGTTCGATGTGGAAGCACAGTTGGTGCGCAACGACCAGATTGGCACACAGTATTCAGGTCAGAGCGGCACAGCAATCACCAACCCAGGCACAGCGCAAACAGGCGGTCGTCGTATGGGTTCGTTGAGCGCATTTGCAGGCACACAGAGTTTTAACCCAAGTGCCAACGCTGCCGCCAACATCACAACCAACACCAACAATGCAAGTTCTGACTCTTCGTCAGCCAACGTTGGTAACTTAAACATTGCCGCTGACGGCACACAGTTCTACACAGGAACATTTGTGAACCAGTTGTTTTCACCAATCAACTACAAGCAGTTGGTGACCACAGCAGAACAGCGCTACAATGCCAAGATCCGCACCATGGTTGTTCCAACCAGCCTGCGCACCATGATCTCTGATCAGATTGGCACAAGCAACACAGCTATCAACCGTCGTAACGTTGAGCGTGGTGACACGATCCAGACGTATGAGGGAGATTTCAGTTACACTTACGAAATCTTTGATAGCTGGATCATGGACAGCGTTGGCGTGAGCAACAGCATTTACTTCCTTAACGAAGAAGTGTTGCAATGGGGCTCCTTGCGTGATCTAGGACCCAACAATGAAGTGTTCTCGAATGCTGACGCAAGTCTTGATCAATTCTTGATGGAAGGAACCTTGATCGTGCGAAACCCAGCCGGCGTTGGAATGTTGAACAACATTTCCGGCACTGGTGTCGCAGTCACAACTCCAAGAACCAGCACATTCGTTCAGCGTGTGAACGTGGGTGCCGGCGACACATACTAATCTGTAACAAGATTACATTGTCATCAAAAAGCCCCGCAAGGGGCTTTTTGTTTGGTGGAACAACCAGGTCTATCAGCCTAACGCTAAATATATCTATGAGCCAAGATTCCAACAAACCCGAATACATTGACGTGGACAACGTCACAGCAGATTACGACACACTGAGACAGGACGCAGGCGGCCTAGTGACCGCACACAATGGTGTAGCGGACCGTTTGCTCAGCAAAAACAACGATCTTTATCGTGCCATGAAGGGCGATTGGAAGCGTGAAGGTTGGAACTTGAGCCAAAACATCAAGACCACAACTGGTAGAGAAAACGGCAAATTCTACATCCGGCGTGAGCAAATGAACGCCGAAGCAGTGGCACGCCGTTGCCGATTATACAGAGAAGCCGCAGAAGCCGGACATCACGATCCCTTGGCACCACTCATGCCCGATGGCAAACTGGGCTACAAATGGATGGATTTACCTGACGTGGTGGCCATACGCATCAGCGATCAATACTTTGGTGGCATACCCTGGGCGGCTCTTAAAAATGATCGCACGCTGAAAGCACAGTTTTATCGTGTGGTGCAACAGGAATATCCACAATATGTGTGCTATCCCGGTGGCAAGTTGCCCATACCCATTGACGTGCCCTACCCAAGCCGGGCAGG